TAAAACGTTTCCAAAATCAAGTTTTGCAACGGTGTTTGTTTTCAGATCACCATAAATTACTGGTGATAATCCTGATGATCCGTTAGTAAACCACGCAATTGTTCTGTTACTTAGATCAAATGTGCCGATATTCCCTGCGGCAACAATACCGCCTGATGCACTTCCCCCCGCACTATTGTCGTCAATAATTGCCGTATCTTGCGGCAATGGGAAAGCATCTGCCGTTGCCCCACCACCGCTAGTCGATGCCCAAGCGGTGTCGGAATACCACGCAGTAGTAGCCGCTGCCCCAACACGATATGCGTTCTTGGCAGCAGGGAAAGTGATGCCCGAGTTCCCACCACAGTCCCCTGCACGGGTAGGCGATGATCCGGCAGCAGCCCCGGCAATCGTGATGTCGCGGAAGTCGCAGTCGTTTGCGCTGAGGCTGTTTACGGTGAGAGTGCGGGTAGTGCCAAGAGTGTCGGAACGAACGAAGATACGACGAACAGGAGATGCTCCGGCAACGGTCAGGGTGCCGGTGATGGTTTGGTTGGCAGAAAGCGCAAATATACAAATGCCTGCCGCAGCAGGGGCAGTAACTGTCAGGTTGTTGAATGTATTTGCGCCTTGACTGATTGTGGGGTTTGTTGTGCCCGTGTAGGTGACGTTGTAAAAAGTTTTTCCTAATGGCCCGCCGTTCAGAACGGCAGATGCGCTAGATAAACTAAAAGATGAAGTGCCTGCGTTAAATGTTAGGTTTGTATCGGTACCAAAGTTAATTGGTGTTAATGAACTTAATGTTAAAGTGCTCGAACCAAGCGTAATTGTTCTGACGTTACTGTTGGAGGACGCTAATGCACCTGCAGTAACGTTGAAGTTCTTGGTGTCAAACGTGCCGTTGGTGACAGTGATGTTGTTAGTACCAATGTTCAGCGCATCAGCAAGTTGAACTGTGCCGCCGTAGGAGTCAACAGTGATAGCACCGCTAAACGTCTTTCCTGCACTGGTGATGGTTTGAGTGTTGCGCCCCGAGAAAGTCAGGGTGCTAGTTCCGCTGATCGTCGTTCCCGATCCATTCGTCCAGTTGCCATAAATGGTAAATCCCGTGGCGATACTCAATGTCATCGCACTGGTGCGACCCGACATATCCACCGTTCCCGTGTAGGGAATAGCGGCATTCATGGTGATCGTGCCGGTCACCGACCCTGCGTTGGTAAACGTAGCCGTGTCCTGTGCCAGTGGGAAGAAATCAGTTGAAGGGGTGCCAGTTGATGTATCTGTCCAACCGTTAGCAGACCAGTTCTGCGCACCGGCAAGGTTCCAATACACCGTCTTGGGCGTGGAGAACGTGATTCCCAGGCATCCCGCAAGGTTGCTAATCCGAGTGCCCGAGATGGGCGCAGCAGTGCCGATGACGTAGATGTCGCGGAAGTCTGCGTCGGTCAGACTTGGGGCGCTGTTGATCGTGAGGGTTTGGGCGATGCCGTAGGTAGAACCTCGGAACCACACTCGACGGTTGCCTGCTGTGCCTGTCGTGGACAGCGTGCCGTTGATGGTTTGCCTATCAGCAAAAGTAAACTGAATTGCACCTGCTGATGCGGGGCCGTTTACTGTGATGTTATTAAATGTATTTATTCCCTGAACACCACAAACGCTTGGCGTTGTTGTGGTACAAGAAATGTTATAAAACGTAACACCCTGCGCTCCTGACGCCCCTCCAATCCAAGAGGCAGCCAAATTAGTGCCAATAATTGTCGAGGTTCCGGCGTTAAAAGTAAGGTTTGTATTGGTTGCAAAATTAACAACAGAGCCATTGGCACTCAACGTCACCGTAGACGATCCAAGATTGATCGTGCGGGTGTTGGAGTTGCTAGACGATAGTTGCGTTGCAGTGACGTTGTAGTTGGCGGTGTCGAAGGTTCCGGAGGAAACTGTAATTGAACCCGATGATGTCAGCGCATCGCCAAGTGTCCAAGTCGCGGTAGATGTTCCTGTAAAACCAAAAAAGATTGCGGCTATGGTTTTGCCAGACGTTGTAATTGAGAATGATCCCGATGCGGCGCGAACATCAAGAGTACCGATATGGCTCCATGTTGTAGCCGCACCAATGATTAAACCACCGTGTATGGTGATAGTTGCAGAACCCGACATTGTTCCTGTGAACCCTGTCGTGTTTAATGTTCTGCAAATTGATTGAGCCGTAACAGGCGTGACAGTGCCAGTGGACGCGGCGTCAAAGAACACATCGTCAGCACTGGTGGGAACAGACGCACCTCCGGCTCCCCCGGATGAGGTCGCCCACTTAGTCCCTGCGGTGCCGTCCCAGTTCGCAGTTCCGCCAACCCAGTAACGATCTGCCATATCTTACTCCTGAGAGTTGTTTTCTTCAGCAGGCGGAGCAGTCACCACTGCAATCCAGTTATCCCTACGCTGTTCTTTCATTGCCTGAATTTCATCTTCTGTGAATGTATGGTCATCCGGCAAATGCAAAGCATCAGCAAACTTACCATGGGCAGTTTCAAACTCAAAGTCAATCTTAATCATTGTTTAAGCCTCTAAAGAAAGCGCGACAACATCCCAGCGATCATCAAATGCGTTGTAAATCGCACCCACATACAGTGTTTTACTTGCTGTCGTTGTTGTCGGCAGTGTAACACCTACGGCCCTAAAAGACTTAGAAGTTCCGGTAGTCCACGTTAAAGTACGAGGAGTACCGTTATCCTTGAACCTAAACGTAATTCTCTGCCCGTCAGTGGGCGTACCAGCATCAGCGTTTAGTGTTAAGTTTCCAGCCTGAGCCGTTGCTGCGTATAAGTCAAAGTCATTGCTATTCCATGCCAAAGGGCTAGAAATACTAGACGTAGAGCTTACACGCTCGGTGATACGTTTGTTAGTTAATGTCTGTGTATCAGTTGTTCCTACAACAGTTCCCGTAGGAGCGGTCTTGCCTGCCCAGGTTGTCAGGTTTACAGAATATGCCTGAACACTGACACCGATAGCAGCACTGGTTAGGTATCCTGCTGAAGCATGGTTGCCCCAACTGTATGCCGTATCCCAGTTGCTTTGGCTGGCGGTTGTAGGAAGTGAATACCCAGTAGAAAACGAAAGAGTTAAAGTTCCGCTAGAAGTAACAGGACTGTTGGTAACATCAAAGCCCGTCGGAGCAGCTAAGCCTACAGAAGTAACGGTACCCGAGCCAGCCACATCAGCAGCCCAGTAAACACTACTTCCGTCAGTCTTCAGAACCTTGCCAGTGTTTCCTGTTTGGTCTGGCAACAGTTCATTGATGGTGGCTGCACCTTGTTTGAAGGTAGCAACCACAGCATCCTTGGCTTCCTGGCTCAAGAAACCAGCATTGATCTCTCGTCCATCGCTAAGGACAATGACCAGCGAGTTGTCAAAGTCGATGTAAGCGTTTTGTACGCCGATACCGTCTAAGCCATCTTTACCGTCTGCACCGTCCTTGCCATCACGACCATCTTTGCCATTGTAGCCATTGACACCATCTTTACCGTCCCTGCCAGGAAAACCTTGAGGGCCAACATCTCCTTTGTCGCCCTTATCTCCTTTGTCGCCCTTCTCGCCTTGGTCACCCTTGGGTAAAAGCAGAACTTTTTTAACTTCTTCACGAAGTCTCTTAAATTCTTTGGCAAGAACAAGTAAATTAGTATCAGCCATTTGCTGTATCCTTCATCAAATCTTGGAAAGTACTATCTTCAGCTTGTTTTGCCTTCATCTGAGCCATCGCAATACGCTCGTTGCTGTCAATGTCCTTCTCTTTCAGAGAAATTTCAGCAAGTTTGATGCGACGCTCAAAGTCTTTACTTTCGTTATCTTCGTTAAGGTTGTTGGTTAACGCAGAAATGACCTTAGCACGAGCAATCTCAGGTGCAACTTGAGCCTCAACCAGCGCCTTCTGTGCTTCAGCGGATTCACGCTGTGCCTTGGCCTGCAATTCAGCAACCTGAGCCTGCAGCATAGCCATCTGAGCCTGTTGCTGAGCCATAGCAGCCTGCTGAGCCTCGGGATTGGGCTGACTCATCTGCGCAAGAGCCTGCAGAATGTCACCACGGTTGCTCAGACTGCTGTTCTGGACAATACCCTGCAGCAACAGAGGCAACACAGGCGTATCTGGGCCTAAAGTCTGCAGCAGAGCAATCATTTGCTGTTGTTCAAACTCACGAGCAAGGATACCAAGCGATGCAGTCGGCACAAACGTCATATCCACCGTCGGATAACGGTCAGGATCGAACTGCATATACCGGAAAACAGCCTTGTTGATGAACGGAATCATGAAATCTTCTTGGAAGTTCGTCAGCGTACGCTTGTACTTCTTGATGATTCCAGCCATCGCCATGCTCATGCCACCTGCACCGGCATCGCGGGGCACATTAGACGGCATTCCTGCGCTGTCAACCGTGCCAGTAGCCTGCAGAAGCATTCGCTCGAAGTTCTGAGCCGAACTCATGGCATTGCCATCGGTCTGACCGAACTTGAACGGGAATAAAATCTCACCAGGATTGCCGTTGGTCAGGATAGCCTTACCCGGCTTAACCTCAAACTTAGCTCCTCGCGGCAGACGGGTAGCGTCCATAGCGATCATAGGAGCCGTTGTAAGGGCCAAGGAGTCCATGTGAGCACGCAACTGACCATCAATGGCCTTTTGCATGTTATAAGCCTTCTCAACCGTCCCACGGCCCCAGAAACGACCAGGAACCGTGTCATCCTGATAGGCTACAACAGGACGATCCTTCATCATGTAAGGATTTTCCTCTGCTTTGAGCAGCAAATTGTCGTTGGCAATCACGACAATGGCTTCAACTAGGTTGGCATACTTATCACCAACCGAGTTCTCAGGGAAAATCTCTTCAAATTCTTCGTCTTCGTTCTTAGACAGGTACTCCCTGGGAACCAAACCGTAGTAGGTGACCAGCTTTACCTTGTCGTCTTGGAACTGCTTGGGGTCTTGAGTAGGCTCAAGTTCTTGATCTTCGTATCCGGTGGTGATGTCTACCTTCTTGTAGATACCTTTTTCGATACCTTCGACGATCTTGTGGACAGAGACATACTTCTCGATGGCCACACCAAGCGCATCTTCGATGTTTTCAGCGTTCGGATCGATCAGGAAGTTCTTGGGATTGACCGGCTTGAGCTTGATCGCTACACGCTCTTGCTCCTGAACACCGATAGCAGCCGCATCCGTGACACCAGGAATGGCCTGAGTCGCCGGAATGTACTCCATCTCGGACTTGACCACGATCTCACCAATGCCGGTGCCGTAGATTTCTGCCATCAGTTCGATGTGATCGACAGACTTCTTGATCTTGTCCTTCTTGAAGTCCTCAATCAACTGCTTACGCAGGGCTTCAATGTCCAGAGGAGAGCCGTCAACATCACGAACATCGTCTTCGATGTCAAAGAAGTCACCGTTACCAAAGATTGCTTCGACAATCTCAGCGTGGCGAGTCTCTACCGCTTGTTGGGTGGCAGGACTGATGATGCGAGAGCGTTCCGAATCACGAGTGCGATCATTTGAATCCCACTGGCCACGAAAGATACGCTCATACTCAAGCCAAGAATCTAGGTAGTTGGCATCACGATGGTCACGCCACCGCATGATATGGTCAGTAATCCAAGCCGTGAGTTCTTTTTCGTTCTCTGTCGGCTCTTCAAACTCTTCGTTGTGCTTTTCGTATTCCATCACCACTTTTCCTTATTCGCCCAGAACGCAGCAGACATCTTGCCTTTGGCAATGTTAGCGGCATGGCGGGCCTTAAAAGCCTCGTTACGCTTGGAACCCTCAGGAGAACCAGTAACTCCCTGTTGCCCAAAACGAATTGTTTTAACCTTGTCTCCTTCCTTGGCCACAACAACATGGCTCTTGGTAGGATGGTCGGGAGTACGCTTAGGCTTGTTGTAGCCACTAACGCCTGCGCGGGTAAGTCGGGAGTCTTTGGTAGCCATTACTTAGCCTTAGCTAAACACTTTCCAGCTTTCTTGCACTTAGCCGGAGTAGGACAACCAGGACAGGGCTTAAACTCTTTCATGGGGATCATTTTCTTAGTAGCCATTTTTCTTACCTTTCTTAGCGGTCTTGGCCGCATCCTTGAAGTCTTTAGCCGAAGGAGCACCCTTGGCTCCAACCTTTCGCATCTTCTCGCCGCTGCCGGCTTCAATGCGCTTTCGCTTTGCGTTTATTGCAGCATATAATCCAGGTTTCATTAGTACCCCGCTATTTTGTCAAGGATAATGTATTCGTCTTCTTCGTAATCCTGTTGATAGGATACGACAGCTAATTGGTCAATGTAAGACAAAGCATCCACCAGATCGTCGTGTACGCCGTTGGTAGGGAACATCATCAACTGATCCTTCAGTTCGTCCCAATCTTCGTCTTCATTAAAAGTGACACGACCGTGTTCCATGCGTCCTTGCAGCGCCCAAATAACACGATCAGCCTTCTTTTTGTTGCCGTGAGTAAGGTCTTGAATGTGTGCATAGATGTTGTTCTTTCTCATCAAGTCGTTGAGATAAGGCAACACAGCATTCTTAAGCGCACCACGCTCAATACCAACAGCAATAGGCTCGTAGTCTCTGACAGTCTTCAGGATATTTACGGCAGTCTCTCGTATATCCCACCGACCATGAACAACTTTGTGTACGAACCAATCACCGTCATCTGTCACCTTTACGATAGCAATTGCAGATTCATCTAGCTTTTTCTTGGCAGCACTTGCGTTCTTTGCTACATCCTCAAACCCTGCCAAGTCAATAGCCACCACATAAGAACCATCTTTAGGTTCTTTCCCAGTCTTGAACCATTGTTCCTTGAAGACATCAGCACCAGCGGTGTCAAACGAAGACAAGTACTCCTGCTTGAAAGCAAAGGAGCTTAGTGTTCGCTTGGCTGCTTCAATTTCCTTTGGATCAATCGTTTCGTTGTCTTGGGTGGTAAAGTGCCAAGACTTCCACTCTTCGTCCTCACCGGACTGTCCGAGGTTGAAGACATCGTAGAACCAGTTACGCCCAGACGGAGTAGAAATAAACAATGCTCGACCCTTGCGATCCGACAAAGCAGCACGAAGGATTTTCTCCCATACGTCCTGCTTAATGAAGGCGCACTCGTCAAGCACCAGATAAGTCAAAGACACACCACGAAGACTGTCAGGATTGTCAGCACCACGCACAAGGATCTTACGACCATTGAGAAGCGTTATCTCAAGGTTGTTCACATGGCTGGTCTTGATGACAGGTCTTCCGAGGTCATGTAACAGTTCCCAGATAATCGACCTAGCTTGACCCATCGTAGGGGCCACATACATCACACTAGAGCCTTCAGGACAGTTTAAAGCCTCTATGAGCAGCGTAACCGCAGACAGTCTGGACTTACCACATCGACGGCCAGCAGCCACGATCTTGAAGCGAGTCTTGTCGGTGAAGACAGTCTTCTGCCAGTTCAGTAGTTGAAAGTTTAAGGCTGTCATACGTCAATCACATCATCAGAAGTAGACACCTTGGGTTCATTCAAACCAGAGATGTTAATGCTGATCTGAGGCATTTGACCAGCTTGCTTGCTTTGATCGAAAGCAGACACAGGAACAATTCTATCGACAATCAGCTTCCAAGCAGCAGCTTGGTGTGCATGTTCATCGTTAAGTGCAGCTTCGTATATTTTCTCTAAGACCTTAGCACTCTTAGGACTGTTCAACATCCTGAGCTTATAGTCATTGATAATGGCTGCATCACCTGGGGGACGACCACGTTTACCTAAAGTTCGTGACTTGGTTTCGACAAGATCAGCTTTAGACGGTCTTCCAATCTTATTGCCATTAGGCTTGGTCATGTGTCTTTATCCTTTAAGGAGACAATCCTACATTAAAGTTAACTTATAATGTAAATTATTAATAGTTATTATTATAAGTACTTATAATATTACTTATAATATTTAACATCTAAGTCATCTATGACTTCTATGTCTTCTTAGTGTACTCTAACGCTTACATCATAGTACTATTATATCATAGGTTTGTCTTCTTGTCAAGCGTTTTCTTTAACTTTCTTGTTTTTTCTTTCATTTGCTCCCTCTAACGTCTCCCTTCCAGGGTGTCCGTGTTCCGTCATCGTCTCTTTTGACTCTGTCCCCATTTTTCTAACACTGACAATAACTTACAGTGTCTTACATTACGACTCTGTCCCTAATTTCTTTAGGTCTATTTTTACTCTTTTGTGAACGTTAGAGGCTCCACCAAAGTAAACTCCCAAGCCCGCACCCCTCCCCCCGTCATCAATGACCTGGCACGGATCTTGCATGGTCTTTGACGCAGTGCAACATCAGTAGTTGCTTATATAAGCATACACTATAGGTAGCGTATCAGTCCCTGCTTATACACTATAGGTAGTGTCCTGGCATGGAATTTGCATGGAACAAACGCGTTTGCTTGGTATGAATCTTGCAGGCGTGGGAGGCGATGGAGGTGCCTCTGAAGCCTCCAGCGATATTTCTAAGCAACTGGAAAGCAACTAGGGAAACTACCTATAACCCTACACTTGCGTCAGGTATTGTTTAGTGCTACAGTACAGACATTGATAAACGCAACAGGAGCAAGCAAATGACGAAAGACTACACGCTAACTTTGGAAGACAGCACCGGCCGTACCTTGGCCCTGAACATTAACGGCGATACAATCGATGAGATGATCGCTGCTGGCGTTGAGGAATGGAGGGCCAGGGAAGACGTGGAGTCGAATGCGTTTTGCAACGCTATCGACGAAGGGTTGATCGGCGAAGACGCATGGCTGTCTAACTAAGGGTTTATCCCTATAGACTACACAGACAGCACAGACACAATCAACACACCATCAACCTACAGAGGATCAACACCGTGAGCATGTACACGCAATCCCTCGCCAACACCGCATCCTGGATCATTGTCCGCCGCTCTACTGGCGAGCCAGTGCTGGAAACCTACAGCCACAAAACAGTGCAGGCACTCAACGAAGAAAAGTACGAGGCCATTCCTATCCTGAAGTACTTGCAAGAGGTCAACGCCGGTTTGCGTGGCCCTGCATCGTATCCGCTGGAATCCTGACAGTTTCCACATCTAGGGCCTACACTGTGGGCCTTATAGTGGGCACTGTCGCCCTGCATAGGCCCATCATGGGCAACATTGGAGCAAACATGAAAAACACTGTCTTCGGGTCAACTATCGTTGACTCTATCGTCCTAGTGATTGTCTTCGCTGGGTTGGGTGTCTTGCTTGCTGGAGGGTTCTAACATGTATGCTGTTGTTTTTAAGTCAACAGGCATTGTCGCCTATCGCAACAGTGATCGGGTACAATGTAAACTGTGGGCATTGTGGAACGATCATCCTGATGCCAATGGTGAACCAATGGGCTTGTTTCGTATTGTGAAAACCTCAAACTGACCAACTGAAGGAAAATTGACCATGAAAACCATCATCTACAAGAACTTCGCAATCGTTGAGTTCAAAAAGGCAGGGAAGCCGTCCAAGTTCGATGTATTCAATGCCAAGGGCAAACTGTCTCGCATCTGTAAGAGCGAACAAGCAGCGAAGTGGCGCATCACTCATGCCCTTAACACTGCAAAGCCCTGACCATGGAGTTCATCTATTCTGTTGGAACCTTTGACAAGGTTGTCCACGTTTGGCTTGTCCACGATCCTGGGTTCTATGAACTAGAATTGATCGACTATGACACTGGGGAAACCCTACAATCCCGAACATTTGAGGGCTTGGAGGAAGACGCAATTGAGGAATCTAGACAATGGCTGAAGACAATCTAGGCAAGGAAGGGGTCAGGAAGGCCCTTAAAAGGCCCGTAGAGGCGCTATCGTGGGTCGGGGAATACCAAGGTAGCCTGAAGCGTTGTTCATTGCTTAAAAACTGGCCATTTCCAACATTCAAAGGTCAACCGCTGGAACCCGTGAAGCATCCAAGGCAACCTAGGGTAAACCCTGAGTGGTCAGATGCATTGTTGTAAATTAACCACAATCAAGGAAATAAATCATGCGCTGCGTGTGCTGTAACAAGAACCTCAACGATTACGAGTCAACCCGTAAGCATGCCATCACAGGGGCGTACCTTGACCTGTGTAATGGCTGCTTTAACGAGGTGTCAACCATGGCCGATGTCCCTGTGTGGACACGGGAGGACTTAGCGAACTGTGGGGACATTGATGAAGGGGTTGACAAGTTCGAAGAAGTAGACTATAATGATCTATATAGAGAAGACAACATAAAAGAGTAATGTTATAAGATATTTATAACATTTTAACTGTTAATGTTAACTTTTAAGAGGAAATCATGCACGTTGACGACGATCTGAGCACCCTGGAAGGGGAATATCTGAGGTCTTTAGGTGACAATCAAGCATTCCAGGAGGAGTGCTACTACTTTGGGACTGTCCATGCCATTGTCGATTTGATGCGTCTGTATGGGTTTGATGTCGTCATGAAGGACATAAACCGTGTGATGTCTGAGTGGGACGATGATCGATGATCGTCTTATTGTCAACCGTTCTTGTGGTGGTCTTATCATGTCTGATCGAAAAGTAATCAAGATTCAAGTCAAGGGCTGTTCCGATGGTCTGTTCTGGTACAGTCAACACGTCGGAGAGCAGTTCGATGTTGTCTGGTTTGACCCTGACGAGGCTGTGTTCTGGGTTCGTGAGCGTGACCAATACAGCGCACGCAACTGGATTGCTTGCAGGGATGCGGAGGTGATACAATGAGTGCATGGCTAATCGCTGTAACGGGCTTGATCTACCTCGGCGTAGCCCTGGAGCAGCTATACAAAGGCAACACGCCTATGTTTGTCTGCTACATTGGGTACGCATTCGCTAACATTGGACTCTATAGGATGGCATCGTGACCTTTATCTTTGAAACCTACATGGGTGACTGTTTGGTGACGGTTGAGGCTAAGATTCACCGGAACTACCGAGCCTCTATCCTGTCTCTGGCCATTGACGACAAGGAATTTCCTGTTGACAGCCTCAACGCCAAGGCACTTCAACGCCTGGAAGACGAAGCAGACGAGAAGGCAGCAGAGGTGCAGAATGAATACTAAAATGCTCATCAAGGTACGCAAGCTGTGGAATAACCCTAACGCCAGCATGGAATTAAACCGTGCTAACATGCGAAAATGGGTGAAATCTGTTAGAATGTTGGGTTCTAATTGGCTTTTGGCTGTTCCTGTGGAGAAGAAATCTTGACAGAATCAAAGTTCGTGAAGCATGTTGCCTGTGAGTCCTGCGGCAGTTCAGACGCTAATGCTCTGTACGATGACGGGCACACTCACTGCTTCGCTTGTAACACTACGAGGGTTAGCGTGGAAGACACTCAACAAGCACCGAAACCGCCCAAGGCTAAAAGCCTGAGCGTTAGCGGCACTGTCAGGGGCATCCCTGAGCGTGGTATCAATCGACAAACCTGTGAAAAGTTCGGAGTCCTACAAGATGATTCAAACCATTATTACCCGTATCTTGACAATGATTCTACCGTCGTCGCTTACAAGGTCAGGAATGTAGAAGAAAAGAAGTTCTCAATCCGTGGAGACTTCCAGCAGGCTAAGTTGTTTGGTCAAAACCTGTTCCATCAGGGAGGCAAGTATGTTACTTTGGTCGAAGGTGAACTGGATGCCCTTGCTGCTTACCAACTTACCGGGAGTCAGTGGCCTGTTGTGTCTATCCGTAACGGTGCTAACGCAGCCCTGAAGGACTGTAAGACACAGTTTGAGTGGCTAGACAGTTTCGAGAACATTGTAATCTGCTTTGATGCTGATGAGCCTGGACGCAAGGCAGCCAAAGAAGTGGCTGAGTTGTTTGGGCCTAAGGCGAAGATCGTAAAACATC